TTAAAGCTGGGGGAACAATCAACTTACGGGGTTTAGCGGCAATCAAAAGACCGCGCTCGTCCGTCCAAGCAGCGATTTGAATAACGGCGGCTTCCAAAGAAGTCTCGTTCAAATCAACGCCAGTAGATGCAGTATTGCTATTTGTCGAACCGTTCACCAATGGGTGCGCAGTAGAGAACAAAGCAACACCATCACCACCGGGGTAAGCATTACTGAATCCGTTGTTGACAACAGAAGCAGCTTTAACTTGCTTGGTGTACGCCATAGCACGGGCCAAAGCTTTGGTATAACGTGCAGACAATGAGTCATACAAGTTATCTTCCACAGCTTCTTCAGTGATGGAGAAGCCTAAAGCGATAGTCTCGTGGTTGTAGCGTGCGGTAAATGCCTCTTGTGCATTATCGTACTGGATTGCTGAACCCTCGTTCTTGACTGGAGCAGCGGAGAAACCAGCAAGCTTGGTCTCTTCTTCAAAGCTACGCTCAGATTTCTCTGTTTCGTAAAACTCTTTATGCTCTTCGCCGTAACGTGCATACTCTAAACCGAACAATGCGTTCAAGCCGGGGAGCAGCTCTTTCAATAGTTGTGCGCGGGAAATAGCCATGATTTAAGCTCCTTATACAGCAGTTGCTGTGTAGTACTGATGTGAGCCAAAATTAATTTTGACAAGCACTTCGGGGTACTGGGTGAAAACAAGTGTTGCGGCTGTCGTAAACGCTGTTTGAGGCGCAGTATTAAGCACAACGGTGGTAGCACCAGCGGCAGCGGCAGTTGCGACAAAAGAACCAGAGCCAATCAATTGACCGTTAGCGGCAATTGAAGCAACATCAGTTCCTAGGGGCAGTGCGGCAGCACTAGATGAAGTCAAGGTTAAGGTGGCTGTGGACGTTGAAGACCAAACCGCTGTACCCAACGCTACTTGTGTATCACGAACAACGTCAACAACACGCAAGCCAAAACCGCTAGTTGTTAAAGTTGAAGAATACAAAGCTGCTACGGCTGAATCACCTGTGTTGACATTACCAGCGTTTTGAATCAAACCTAAGTTTTGACCCACAACAGCAATGCTTCCAGAAGCGATCACAGTAGTTGCTGAACAAATAACTACCTTGAAAACAGTATCAGGATCATCACAAATAACAGCCATTGCATCACCAGCTAAGGTGCTTGCGGGCCAGTATTGAGAAAACTGCTTCTGTTTTGTTAATGGGTTTGTAAAAGAACAACCCAAGAAAACACCAGTCAAACCAGCAGCACTTGAGTCTGTGGTAGATGTGTTTTTAACAATTGAGCCACGAATAATATTAACCATGTCGCCATAGAAAATATTAGTAGCGTAGCCGTACTGAATAGGTAATTGACGGGTAGAACCCGAAAACACCTGTCCACCAATCAAATTGACTGGTTTTAGCCCGTAAGGGGCTGCAACAACGGGATAAGCCATTTAAGGACTCCTTAATTTATTTAGAACCAGAACCAAACCCAGCTCCGCGACTGACTGTCGACTTGCGGTCGGAGAACAGTGGCATCCTTGGATCATTGTTTCGCATAAAGTGATTGTCAACTGAGTCCATCTGATCTTGCGCTTGTTTGTTGAAGTAATCATCACGGGCTTTGGCTTGTTCAGCAGGTTGTTTGCAAAGCATCAACCCACCAATCTCCACATTACCTGTCTTCTCACTTGCCTCAAGCATAAGTTCTGGATGGTCTACTGCCTTCACTGGCACCCAGCCGTCGCGCATCTTACGAGACACGTTGGTTGGATCGGCTTGTCCCATGATATGCGTCGCTATCCAGCGATAGACGTATCCGGGTTCCGGTGTTGGGTCGGGCAGTGTGCTCGATGGTGTATACACGTAACGAGCGGTTTTTTCGCGTGAAGCGATATCACGATTTTGTCTGTTATCAGCCATTTTGAGCCTCCAATTTAGCTACTTGTGCAGCATATTGCTGCGGGGTTAATCCAAACTTCTTTGCCAACGCAACTTGCGTAGTAGTTAGTTTGACTTTTCCTGCGGATGTAGAACGTCCGGCAGGCGCAACAACTGTTGAGGGCCTTCTATTGGCTTCCGCAGATCTTCTGTCATCAGAACCACCGAATACTTCAGGGAACTTCGACTTTATGCGAGCATCAATTTGCTCGAAATATTCATCATTGCGTGGGTCTATGCCCCCGTTGACTAGTTTTTGATGCAGCCCTAGTGCGTAGCTGGTAACTTCCTCAAACCCCGATGCACCAAACCACTGGTTTTTTGCCTGCCAGCGCAGTGACTTTTCGTCTGGTTGTACCTTTTGAGGTTGGGTATACTGCGTTTGTACCTCATTCCTTTCCTCTTGTAAAGGGGGAACACGATAATTTTTTACAGTCTCTAGTTGCATTTTAGCATCAGTCAATGCTTCTTGCGCAGCAATGATAGCGTCAGTGTCAAACGCCTCCTGTGCCTCTTTATACTGTTTGCGAGCCATCGCAAGGTCTGCCTCTGCTTTCTCTTTGGCAGAATGGACAAACGCTTCCTGACCCACGTTAACGCTCTTTTTGAGACTTTTATTCTCATCTATTAGTTGTTGTGCAAGACGCTCAAGTTCTTGTCGCTCACGTTCTACCGAGTCTGCCCTACGGCGTTCATCGTGTCTAGCGTGTGTCAACTCTTTGATTCGTTTCTTAACACCGTCTGAGTAACTGTCAAGTTCGTCATCGCTTGGGTCTTCAACTTCCCTATTTAGGGGTTGGCGACCACGATCACGTTCAGGGGTATCGTCAACAATTTCAATGTCAACTTCATTGCCTTCGATTTCGATTTCAACTTTTTTGTCTTCAATCTCATCGGGAAACTTGAATTTATCTTCCATAATTTTCCTTTAAGCGCGGGTTATCCCACGAGGGTCTTGCACAACACATTCAACTTGGTCATCATTGATTACTCTGAATTCCTTGCCAAATATCTTCAATCGCGTACCTGTGTAGGTACGTACCACCACGAAATCTCCCTGTTTGCACCAAGGCCCACTAGGAAATTTAGCTGTGTCTTTGTATGCATCTGGGCCTAGCGCCATTACAAACAAAGTGGTTGTACCCATCTGTTCTTGTTTGGCATAGTCCAAAGGACGCACTAAATCTAAATCCGTACCATCCAACTTGTCAGAGATGTCAGGCACAACGCAGAGTATTTTGTACCCTGTAGGAACAGGCAAAGCTGTTGCTCTATCTTCCAACGGTATGCTTTCATCCGGCATATCGATTGGTTGAATTTGTTCAGGCAGGCTCACGCCCGGGGGAAGTATTAAATCACTCATTGGCTTTTTCAACTTTCTCAAGCAGGTCAAGGATATAACGCTCTGCAATGGCTAGACCCGAAATAACACCACAGAGTTTTTGATATTCATCGAAAGTGCGACACTGACCACCAGCGATATCATCGCAATAGTTGTTCATGTCGGTGCGTATTTGTTCGCGCAATACGCGTGCGAAGTCTTGGATCAATTAAATTTCCTTTTTAGTGTTTTGCATAACGGCTTGCCTTCTTTGCAAGTCTGCTTGCTCTTTGCTTTTAGCCATATCTATACCCGCTTTTAATCCCGCTTGCTGTTCTTGTGTTGCAATTTTGGCTTTATCACTTTGAATTTGCGCACCAACTTTCATAGCTTCAAGTTTTAATTGGCCGCCCATTTTTTCTTTTTCAAGCCCTAACTTAACAGTAGCCATGTCTTCATCTGCCTGTTGTTTCTTGGCTTTGATCTGCACTTCAGCTTGGCGTAGGGCCAACTCTTGCTGTTGCATCTGAAGCACGGGGTCTTGTGCGGCCTGTTGGGCTTGCATCTGTGCAGCCTGAGCTTGGTCTTGTTGAAGGACTTGGTTGGCCGCTTGTGCCATCATTGTAGACAAAGCCAACTCCAACTGTGGAGGGAGCTTTTCGTCTTCGGGAGGCATGGGCATACCCAACTGTTGTTCTACTTTCTGCCTGTACATATACCCAGCATGTTCTGCCATGTGCGCTTGCATAGAGGCCATCATCTGTTGCGCCATTGGGTTTTGCCCAACAATTTGCATAATCATGGGATTTTGTATCAAGGACATGTGCACGCTGATATGCGCTTGGTGGTCTTGATACATAAAAGCTTTTAAGGGTTTACCCTTGAGTACAGCTTGGTTTTCACTGATTGGATCCGTTGGTTTCTGGTCATCAGGCAAGGGCACAAGCTTCTCAGCATTTTTAATACCCAACACATCCAACATGGATCTGTGCAACTGCGGCAAGTCATAAATTTGAGGTGCCATCTGCGCCATCTGGATCACGGCCTGATACTGCACCACGCGTTGACTCATCGTTGCGGCGTTGGGATCGCTTACAGGAATCACGTCAACCAAGTCGTAGTCTTCCTTTTTGGCTTTCTTTGAACCGTACTCAGGCTCATACGTGTAGGAAGTATCCGTGTAATCCCGAATCAAGTTCTTGATGAGCTTTAACTCTTGCTTGAGTGCAAAATGCACACGCGCTTGGACTGCGGTCAATACTTTAAGCTGGCGTTCAAGGAGGGCAAGCGTTGTGCCTACAGGCGCTTGGGCTGACATATCAGACACGTTCATGTCCGCAGTTGCCGCAAATCTTCTACCTTCGTCAACGATCTGGTTCATCAAATTAAACAAAACGCTACTGGGTTCTTTGTAAGGTAGCGGTAAGATTGAGTCTCTGATGTTGCCAGATGCAACGTCTACATCTCTGAATTCTCCCGGTGCAATTGGCGTGTCATCACCCTTGATGCGAAGTCCTCTGGACTTAAGTCCTCCCGGTAAATTGGATAGAGTTCCCGCGTCCACCAGTTGTCGCATAATGCTTGTAGCGGATTTGGCAAATCCTCCAATGAGGTGGAAGAGGCCAAAGCCATAGGCTCCAAAGCCGGGGATGTATTGGTAGTGGACAAAGTGTTGTCGCTTGAGTTTGAGGTCGTCGTCCTCTTCCCAGTTCCGCCTAATAGATAAGATTTCATTGCTTCCTTTGATTAGGGTTACTACGTATGGCAAACCTATTCCGGTCTCTTCGCCGTCCTCGTCTACGTCTTTGTATCCCTCCAAGTCCAAGTCAACATGGCACTCATACAGTGTGTAGCGGTCGTCGTTCAAGTCACTAAAGCCCGTCTCTTTGTCCTTGGCTTGCTTGATATCGTTCTTCTCTTTAGAAGGTTCTGCTAACTCTACGTCAAGATAAAACCCAGCTTGTTGAAGTTTAAGAATTTCGTTCTTGGTCTTCCTCATCACATGCGTCACACGGTAGCAAGTGTCCATGTCTGTAGCGCCATAGGGAAGAAGCATGTCTTCCGCAGGCACAAACACACTGACCTGACGGCCAAGACCGGGATCGTAATAGACTTTCTTGAACGCAGAACCCGTAGCTGGGAGACTCCACAGCATTCTTTCGTGCTCAGGACGGAACTCTTTCATGGTCTCCGTCAACTCATAGTTCATGTCGTTCTCGACATTGGTAGCTTTTTCTTTTAGCTCTGGCGTCTCTTTGCCCAGTAGTTTGGTACGTACTGGCCCCTGTGCAGGGAATGTCTCCGTAATGGTCTCGGCTTGGAAGCGCACAACTGCTTCTGTGATCATTGGGTGGAACACACCACAAGCGCCGTCCCAAGGCTCTGTGCGGTTCTCTATCTGGAGTCCCAACAGTTTCAAACCTTCTGTATAAGCTTTCTCCCATTCTTTACGGGAACCACGGTCTTGGTCAATATCGCTGTCCAAATCTCCTGCCAAAGAAGACAGGGCACCTTCATCCATGTACTCGGCCAAGTTATCGCTAAAGCCTTCTTCGCCGTCTTCACCGGGTTTTAAATTGATCTCCATGTCCCCTGCTTTAATGCTAACTTCTTCAGGATCAACAATCTCAATCTCTAAAGGCGCTTCGTCTTGAGCCAAGGCATCTATGCCTTGCGGCGCTTGGTATATTGCTTTATCAAAATTACTTGTTGCCATGATTGTCCTTAATAGTATGCAGCTTGACGTCTACGAAATATGGACGGCTCGTCCTTCTCGTCTGAGTCTAACGAAATAAAGCCACCTTGCCTATAGCGAAGCAGCGCTTGCGATGTTGTATCTACATAGTCGTCGTGCTCTCCTACGGGAAAAGACGCAACTTCTTCTATCACTTCTCTAGCCCAGCGTGTGTCTGGTGCCCAGATTTTTCCGGAACTGAACAAGTCGGCCACGGCGTTGAGCCTGACCATTTTGTCATTACCTCGGCTAGGACTGAACTCTTGCACAGGGATTCCCATATTGCGTAGCTCTTGGATAAGCGGCGCTCCTGCCGCCTTTTTCTCAACAATGAACGCATCAGGTTCCCATTCCTTGTAATGTTTCAACGCCACTTGTTTCAATTCAGGAAATGCCATTCTATCCTTGAACGCATCAAGGAGTATGACTTGTGGGCTGTCGCCTTCTTCTTCGTTGTAGAAAACTCCCCACGTTGTACATGCGCTGTAGTCAGAGTTGTTTTTTGTTTCAAACGCCGTATCCCAAGACTGTATGACGTACTCACATTGAGGCGGCTCGTCTGCCGTCCAGATGCGCCAATGCTTTCTGGAGATGATGGCACTGTTGTCTGACGTGGGTTGTTGCATGTACTGCGCATTCCAGTACTTTGGATCTAAAGACGCTTTTGTTTTTTCCAGCGCTTCAATTGGCCACTGCTCTGGCCATAGGGATTTACCCGAAGGCAGTATGGCTGGCAACTCCACAATGTCCCAAGGCTCCGCTTCAGGGTTCTTGGTCTGGTAATCAATCAGTTTGCCTGTGAGGTCAAGCAACGACCACCGCGTCATAATGACGATGATCGCCCCGCCCGGCATCAGACGTTGCAAGGGGCCTGTTTGGAACCAAGACCATGCTGTGTCAAACGCTAGACGGCTATTGGTTTTTACATCTTGCTCGCTATGTGGATCGTCAATAACAAACAAGTCAGCGCCTCTACCAGCCAAAGCGCCACCAACGCCTGCCGCGTAGTACTGTCCGCCAGCCGCAGTAGACCATTTACCAGCCGCCTTCTGATCCTCCGCAACGAGGGTGCTTGGAAAAATTTCACGGTACTCCTCCGAGTCAATTAAGTTACGCACTCTGCGTCCAAAGTCTTCTGAGAGTCCAGCGGTGTGGGTTCCCATGATGATCTTCTTGTCAGGAAACTTGCCTAAAAAATAAGCAGGAAACAAATAAGATGAAAACTCAGACTTGCCATGACGCGGTGCAATATTTATTATCACACGCTTCTTTTTCCCTATGATGACATCTTCAAATATTTTGGCCAGCTTTCTGTGATGTGGCCCTGTTTTAAATCCTGGATATACGGCGTTGGCAAACCCTAGGATGCTGTTTTGAGAAGCAATGAGGCTGGCGCGTTTCTCTTGGGCGTCGATGTCTTGAAGCAATTCCAACTTCTCCTCCTTGGACATGCGCGGGAGGTTTTGCGTGATGAGCTTGGCCTCAAGCGGCGTCAGGCTCGTGATTTTGCTCAAGTCCATGCGGTTCCAAGTCTGTTATTTCTTCGTTGTTGGTCAGTACGTCCACTACATCCATCAATCGATTGAGCTTGTCTTTGATGCGGCTGTCCAACTCATCGTCTGACATTTCCGTTTTCTTGACCTCAATCTTTTCAGTAAAGAGCCCTACTTCTGTAACCTTACCCAGTAGCGCCAAAGCTTTGAGCCTGATGTTAGCGCTGGGGTTCTCGACTTCTTCCAGTATTTTGGCAACCGCATAGCCTCTAAGTTCTTTGGCTTGCTGTACAAATTCCCAGTCATATGCGGTCAGTAGCCCTACGAGGTGTTGGACTGCGGCTGGGGTTTTTACGTTGGCTAGAGATGTATGCGTGATTTCTTGTGGTGTGGCAGAAACGATGTTGGCAAAAGCAGTACGTGCTGCTTTGGTTTCAAACTCCGTTACCAAAGTATCTGTGTCCACAGCGCCTTGTGCCTTGAGCCAATCGGCTGTGGCAATCTTAGCGTCTAGTGCTTGTGCGGGCGTAGTTTTTTCCAGAGGCACAAATCCCTGTGAGTGATCACTAACATACGGTTCAAAATCTAAAAGATGATCTAACATTTGCGTAGGCCCTTGCAACCTCGATAGCGTTAATGTACACTACATCTGAGGTTGATTGCAAGCAGTTGCATTTACTTCTCCTCTGTGTTGATTTTTAGCCCCGCCTTGTGCGGGGCTTTTTTTATGAATTGGTGTCTAATGTTAGACAAAGTTGTTTTTAAATTTTTATAAAAATTAGGGGGTAGGGGTATAGTTTGTACTTAAATATTACAAAAGTATTGAGAATCGATGTGGAACAGTGTTTCAGGCGGCATGGCTATGGGTCACATATATCGGTTGGTGGGGGTATGGTGGGGTTCGTAGCCTAGCCTATTTGACCTTCCCCCAGACCCCGTAATGCGATACTGTAAGTGTTAGAGCAGTACTAAGGTTCTAACATATCCATCAACAAAGGGGACAATGTCCCCGTTCTATAGAAAGAAACTTCATCATGTCATTAAAAGCAAATGTAACTAAAGCGTGCAATGCACTCACTCAGACTGAGCAAGGCAAGGCAGACTATGAGCGTGCGATCGAGAGCATCAAGCGTGAGATCAAGAGCAAGTCTTGGGACAAGGTGCGTGCGATCTTGTTGCCTGTAGTCGCAGGGGTATCGGGCGTGAGTGTTATCGATGGCGAGGGCAAAGCAAGTGGCACGCTGGTCTTGGACAGTAGTGCTAAGAACTATGAGACAGCACGCAAGCGCTTACAGCGTTTGACGAGCGCCATCGCTGTCAAGAAACCAAGCGAGGACAGTCGCATGAGTTTCACCAAGGGTCAACTGAGTGCCGTGACTAGAGCACTCGCAGAGTTCGAGGGCGAGACACTTGACGAGCAGATCAAAGCTCTCAAGACTTTGCTTGCAACAAAGTTTGCTTAATCACGAACGGGGACACCGTCCCCGATGTCTACACAACAGCGAGCTTGTCTCGCTGTTTCTTTTTATGTCTAACCGCAACATCGTTGCTTAATCTCAAAGGAATTTAATCATGCTTAATCA